CCAATCCTCTTCCTTTATTTCAATTGTATGTGTTTTCACTATTCAATTATTTTGTATCCCTAGTGGGAATTGAACCCACGAAATAACGGTGTTTAAGACCGTTCTGTATTCCAACGTTCAGCATAGGGATATATTAGTAGTTCCAGTCAGATTCGAACTGACGACCCTCTGCGTGTAAAACAGATGCTCTAAACCCCTGAGCTATGGAACTATTTTAATCTAAACAACGCAATGGGACTCGAACCCATACGCTTTAAGCCTTAAGCAACGCTTTTACCCATAAACCCCAATGACCTTTTCGGGGGCTAGTTACCTTTACAAGCAACGGTCAGAGCATCGTGTCTACCAATTCCACCATACGCTATTTAGATATTCAGACCATTCATTAAGTTTGCAACCTTATAAACGACCTCACAATTGTTGTGCGAAAGAAGGGAGTCGAACCCTCACACCCATTACAGGTACCAGATTCTTAATCTGGCGTGTCTACCAATTCCACCACTTTCGCAAAGTGGGGATGAAGGGAGTCGAACCCTCACGCCCCTTTCGGAGCACAAGATTTTAAGTCTTGCGTGTCTACCAGTTCCACCACATCCCCGTGATAGTTATTTTTGTAGGGGTACTGGGACTCGAACCCAGACTTGGCGGTATACGTCTCTTGCGTGTAAAACAAGCGTTTTTATCCAGTTAAACTATACCCCTATATAATCTCCATAATATACTTCTCGTCTCTTCCATGTAAGGGAAGGATGTTTGCCGCTACACCACAGAGCTATTTTGAACACTAGGTTGGATTCGAACCAACGATGAGATTTCTCTGGCGGTTTTGCAGACCGCCCCTTTCGGCCACTCAGGCACTAGTGCATAAAAAAAGCCCGATAATTTCTTATCGAGCTTTATATTTAGTTAATTAGTTTTTTAATTTCTCACGAATGAAAATGACTTTGATTAACTGCATAGCTCGATGTGTTAGTGACTAAGACCAACAGACATAAAGATAATAAGTTTACTAAAGTTTTCATTTCGTTTCTTTTTAATAATTTGAGAGACACTTAGCCTCTTTCTAATATATAGTACAAATATATGTAATGTTCTTTAAATAAACAAGTTTTTTTCGTACTTTTTTAATTTTATTTTATAAATTACTGATTATTAAGGTAATAGTTTTTATAATTTTGCTCTATAATCATTTAATCGTTGGTGATATTTATCTAGTGCTTCTAAATCAGCTTTTTCAATTGCTTTGATAAATTTAGGTTTAAGCTCTTTCATTAAATCAATAAGACCACTATTCCAATCTCTTAATCTAGCTGCTTCTTCGAACTCTTCATTTTCAACTGCATAATCTAATTGCTCTTGAAATGTCATTGGTTCTATATCTTCAAATTCTATATCTACTATTTTATTATTAAAATTAAAGAATGGATTTAAAAAGTCATCGTTTGTTGAATTCATATTATAGTTATAATCTAGGTTTAATTGTGAAAAGTCTATGTCGGTTGGCAATGGACCAACTTTTTTTAAATATACATGATACTTTGGTCCCTTTTCAGTTACCCATTTTACTCTTGACATTTCCCATTCGGTGCCTTTAACGGTTTCCACTTCATCGGGGTCACCAAATCCAGAAACACTTTCAGGAGGGTTATCAATAGCATATTCTAACGACTCTAACATCTCATTAATTTCATTTTTTGAAAAAAAGAAAGTTAGAATTTGTTGATTCGTTGGAGGTTCTTTTTTATTTAAAAAATCTTTATCCATAAACTTAATACAAATATACATATTATTTTTCTATCTCGCAAAGATTTGGCCACTTTTTATCTTTATCTGACATAATTGCTTCATCAGTGTTAACATACCAATGAATATTTAAATCAGGGTCAAAAGGGTTAATCCCAGCTTCAGAATCTTTATTATAATAATTATCACACTTATAAATAAATATGGTCTCATCTGTAATAACTGAAAATCCATGTGCAAATCCTCTAGGAATATATAATTGTTTCTTATTTTCACCACTTAAATGAACGCTATAATGTTGACCGAATGTTTTAGAATCTGGTCTCAAATCTAATGCAACATCAATTACTGAACCTTCTACTACCCTAACCAATTTGGCTTGTGCATCTTTACCTTTTTGATAATGAAGCCCTCTAACAGTAAATATATCGGACATTGATTCATTATCTTGTACAAATACTGGTGATATACCACCCGTTTCTTCAGCAAACTTTAATGCATTGAAGGTCTCCAAAAAATACCCTCTTTCATCTTCAAATACCGTAGGTTCAATTACAAATAAACCTTCAAATTCTGTTTCTTCTATTTTCATATTATCCTTCTCTTATTATTTCTCTCAAATACTCACCATAACCTGATTTATTTAATAATAAGGATAAATCATGTAACTGTTGTGAACCAATATAACCCATTCTCCATGCAACTTCTTCAATTGAACCAATCTTAACGTTTGAGTTGCTTTGAGTTGCTTTGATAAAATTATTAGCTTCATTCAATGAATCAAATGTGCCAGTATCTAACCATGAAGAACCTCTAGGTAAAATCCTAGCTAGTAATTGATTCCTTTCTAAATAAATCTTATTTATATCAGTGATTTCTAATTCACCTCTATCACTTGGTTCTAAATTTTTAGCAATCTCAACCACGCTATTATTATAAAAATAAAGACCTGGTATTGCGTAAGGTGATTTTGGATTTTTAGGTTTTTCTTCAAGTGATAAAACCTCACCACTTACATTAAATTGAACTACCCCAAATCTTCTTGGGTCTTTAACTTTATAAGCAAATATAACACCACCTTTAATATCACTCTTTGAGTCTTGTAGAATTTGTGACAATCCACTGCCGTGAAATATATTATCACCTAAAATTAAAGCAACATCATCATTACCAATGAATTCTTCACCAATAATAAATGCTTCAGCTAAACCATTAGGTTCTTCTTGATGAGCATACTCAAATTTACATCCCAATTGTGAACCATCACCCAATAAATTTTGGAATGCTCCTTGTTCATATATTGTTGTTATAATTAAGATTTCCCTAATACCAGCCAACATCAAAGTTGATAGTGGATAATAAATCATTGGTTTATCATATATTGGCATTAGTTGTTTACTAACGCTAATTGTAAGTGGGTGCAACCTTGTTCCAGCACCACCAGCTAATATAATTCCTTTCATTTTTCTTTACCTTTTAAAAAATCATTTCTACTATTCCAAACCTTATCATAATGTTCTTTATATTTTCGTTTATCTTCTTCTGATTCAAAAATCATTGGAGTTGTTTGCATTATATAATTAGGGTCTTTTATTGCGTTTATTAAATCGTTATTAATCTCTTCACGAATAGCTTCCAATAATAGTTTTGTAGCCATAGCTTCAGCGTAATCTTTTTCTTTTTTATTCATTCTATTATACAATTTCTACATTCCCAACTGGAGCCTATAGTGTTACAAGCTTGGTCATAAAAATAAGCTCTATCAACTTTTTCCATACCATATTTTTGTTCTAATGTAATTTGTATACCATCATCCCATTGATTATTATTTTGCTTCATCAAAGTATCTTGTTCTCGAAGAATTAGGTCTAATTCTGGACAACTACCTTCTTCAGCTAAAGCCCTAAAAGTTTTGACTAATTTAGCACCATCGAAATTGCCAACTAATGGGTCACCCTCTTTTCCAAATGGGTTTAAATCATCCACATGAGTTTCACAAATATGACATTTCCTATCTATAGGTGGTGGGTTTAAATAAATTTTTTTAGTTTCTGTTTCCATATTTATTTTAATTTAAATTATTATCTTCCCTCATATTGCCACATTACTGCATTACAGTAACTATGTACCGCACCTTCAGTCATACCAGTTCCATGGTCATGTTGAAGATGAATTGGATGGTTAAGGAATCCACTAGGGAATAAATCCCAATCAATTCTCTTTTCCGTTATATATTCTGGAGCATCTTGGTCTAATCGTTCATTACAATAGAAACACATGTTTTGCTGTTCTTTAACGTACTGTACTCTAACAGCTCTACGTTCTTGCCATTCCAATTTATCGTAATCAACTGGTAAATCGTATTCATCTTCTATTGGGTCCCACCAATTTTTATTCTTATTCATATTAATATTGTATTTTTATTTGAATCCAATCTGGTGATTTATCGAATGTTTCAAAATTATTAGTAATTATTACCCATTCTTGGTTATTACCCCAACTAATCATTACGCCCCCACCTTCAGAATTACTATCAACTTTCCATCCAATTCCAAAATCATCGTTATATTCTTTTACAATATCTTCAATATCTTTTATATCATAGTATTTTATATACCATAAAGCATCTCCATCACCACCCGCACTTAATACTTCTTCATATAAAAATGTAAGTAATTTGTAAATGTGATTTTTATTAGGTGTTATTATCATTATGTATTTTTTTTAATAACGTTAAGACATTTTTGATTGTCATTTCGTTATAAGTCTTTTGACCTAACCAGATACAATATTTAATCAAATCCAGCCTATCTATTTCATTATCTTTTTTTCCCTTATACTTTCCACCTATTATATGGAATTCGTCCTTAAAACGTCTAAAAATGTCACACCTACGGTTTTTATTAACCTTCTTAGTCTGACAAATGTCTTTAAGTACAAAATTCTCCATATAACCATACTTAACCATGTATCTATCACCGAATTTTAAATTCATACATAAAATAACCATGGCATTATCGATATGTGCATAACCAGAGACTTCATCACCAAAATCATCACTTAAATTAGTTAAAACAATTTTTCGTGTACCATCGGGATTATTAATGAATTTCTTGAAAGTTCCAAACAATGTTTTTGTCATATTACAAATATACTAGTTTTTAACTTAAAAAACAAGGTATTTCGTTTACTTTTTTTAATAAATGTTTATATTTATTAAAATAATTAGAATATGAAAATGGTGTACTTATTGGTTGAGAATGGAGATAAACCTAGATATAAAATTGGTATTACAAAACATAACGCAAAGAAAAGAATCAAAGGGTTAAGTACGGGTAATAGTAACGTTATTGAAGTGGTATCTGAATTCAAATCAGAATACAATAATAAAATAGAAGGTAGTCTCCATAGAAGATATGGGACTAAACGTTTAAAAGGGGAATGGTTTGAGTTAGAAAAAGAAGACATCCAGAATTTTATTTCTGAATGTCAATCTTTACATGATACATTTAAAATGTTAGAGGATTCAGGAAACCCTTTTATTTAAATACCCCAAGTCAAAGCATTACCAAAATCCTCATATATTTGTTCCACATGAGTTTCTAATACATAATCATCAAAATTATCGTAAATACCGTTGTATGAATGATTTATAATGATATCTTTAAAACCTTTAATAGCATTTCCAAGTTCCTTACCTTCTAACTCAAACTTTTTCATAATAATACCACCACTAAATTTGGCATTCACCAAAGTCTTCCTAGCGTGTTTATAATTGATTTCAGCAAGGTGTAAATCAATATTTGATTCAGGGAATGCCTCTCTTATAATATCAATAACATTTTCTTTTGCTATCATTACTATACTTTTATTATAATCAGGGTGTGCACCCTTATTCTTAATAAACTCTAAGAAAGCCATATAAGATGCTCGTTTAAGATTTCTCTCACGGTTAATCTTATTTAACTGACTTAATTGAAACATCTCAGGATTAAATAACGAAGATGTCATTGCATATTCAAATATTTCTTCAAGTGTATTAAAACCTTTAACCCATTTATTATAATCAAGACCTAAGAATTTGAAAATTTTAGGGTAATCTTTACTTACAATAATTTTGGTTTTAGTGTTTTGGTCACTATAATGATTATACCATAAACCTTCCTGACCATATTTAAGACCAATTGATTGTGCTAATCTACCGATAAAGTTACCAAGGTCATTAAACGCAAGGTAATGGTAGTTAGAATCAAAATCTTCTGGCGCACAAGTAATAAAGTCAACTTGAATCTCTTTATAATCAAATGACCATGCATTGCCATTATGAAAAGTTTCATTAGGTTTAAATGTTTCGTCAATATAATCAGTCATATTACCCTCGAATCCTTCCAATGATATGATGATATCAATATCACCAAAGGTTTCTTTATGACTAAAGAAACGTGGAATATCATATCTATCAAATGTTTTTGAAAGGATATCAAAAATTTCATTCTTGATATCTTCAAACTCTTGACGTTCATAACGCCTAGTATATGTATTTTTAAGTGCTCTCCCCCCCATGATTTCTAAGTTTTAAATTATTAATTATTATTCTTCTCTACATCCTTTAATATCAATACCCAATTCCTCATAAAGGGTGGTGACATTCTTTAAAGTTTTTTCACCTACATTTCTAAACTGCTTATAATCACTAATAGTCATTCCAATTAAATCACTAACATGATGAATTTCTGAATAGTGAAACATATATTTTAATTTAGCGTTATAATCAAATTTTGTGTTTTTTGGTAGTAAATCTTTAACATGTGAGATTAAGGTGCTACCATTAATATTATGATTATTTTTATAAACATAATTTAATCTCTCTTCAAAAATCCTAATAATTTCTTTAGCCGCTAAATATTCTTTCATAGTTATATCTCTCATCTTATATTTTATATGGTCTTAATCTTTTAAAATTATAATTTAATATTTGTGTTGTTTTTACCTTCTTAACTCTTTCAGAAAATATTAAAGATTTCTTATTGGTATTTATAATTCGAAACCCATTATAAATACCAATAAGAAATCAAATCTTACCCAGAACTCACCGTTCATAATACATGCATAGAATAATTTATTCTTATAAAATTTCATTACTTTTAATTTATACAAATATACAAATTAAAAATGAGATAACCAAATTATTGTGAAGTTTTATAAAATGGTATTGGGTTGAAACCTGATATTTTACCATAATCAACAAACCTTCTAACATCATAAATTTCATATACTGTTAAACGATTAAACTTCCCTGTAATTGTTTTTATATCGTGTTTATTTTTATTAATTTTACGAATCACTCTTTTATACCTAAGTAATGATTCTCGTTTCCAAGAACCAAACCGAGGGTTAGTTTCTTCAATTACCCAATATAATTGTATTATTTGTTTTACACTATCATTTACTTTGATAGGGTTATTTTTTTGAGGATTATTGGTATTAGTTAAATTATTATCAATTAATTCAGTTTCTTTTAATTTATCTGTCGAGAAATATTCTTTATGTCTTAATAATGTTAACATTATAATTTTTCTATCAACAAATACAGCAATAGCGTATCTACCTAATGGAATATCATCAATAGGTAATATTACACTCCTTTCATAAGTTTCGTATTTTTTAGAATAAACAGTATTAAAGATTTCAACTTTATATATTGTAGTTTTATTTTTTAAAATTAGTGAATCTTGTGTTGAATTTAGAATTTGAATTAGCCCCTCAGCTCTAGGGTTTACATTCGTTTGTATTTCTGATATTTGAGCATTTAATGATGTAACAATAAATGTAAAAAAATATATAAAAATTTTTAATTTTTTGTTAAATAAGGACATGTTTGATGTTTACAATAAATATCAAACATAACCCCCTAAATTATTAAAATTTATTGAAATTCAATCAAATATGCGATTGTGCATTGTTTTCCATCATAAATAATAAATTCATCATTTCTAAGGTCTGCACCCCCATGAGCATAAACACTATCATAACCTTCTTTATCCATAACCGATTTTGATAAAGAATAACATGAACTATCATGATTAGTGATGTTTTTTTGTTTTCCATGATAAACATCATATAAAGCTAAGAAACCTTTATTTGAATTACCACCAGCCCAATAAGAACCCCTTACTGAACTATAGCCCAATGATTTTTGAGCTTTATTAGCAAAATATATTCCATCACCAAACATACTTCCAGTGTGTTGTACACCAGAAGGTCTAATCATTAATCCAGTTTGGATGATATTAAACCAGTTTTGATTTCTAGAGCCATGCCAGAATAATTTTCTATCCTTAAATCTAGCTTTACCATAATGTTTATCAAATATAGCTTGAGTTTTCTTATTAACACATTTATAAATGGTTTTAGCTCTATCTTTAGTAGAACCCATTAACTTTTCAATCAACACTATTTGTTTAGGGTCAGTTTCAACTGAAACTTCTAATCCCATTTGTTCTAATAATGTAATTTGTTTAGCAGTGTCACTATCTTTATCATCACTATCAACAGCATCTTGTTGTTGAGAAATAAGTTTTACCTGACCAGCCATCGTATCTAACGTATCTTGTTCATTAGATAAAAAGTCATTTATTTTTGAAATATCGTTCTTAGTATCGGCTTTTTCCAATAGATAATCACGAACATCCTTCATTTGTCTTGGAATGATTGTATATAATTCAATTAACAAGTCGTTAATATCCTTAATATCTACACCAACTTTAACTTTTTTAGCGACCTTATTTAAAATATCTTGCGCTGCATCAATTTGAGATTGAGTTACAGACTCTTGTGTAACCTTATAGTTTGTTTGAATAGATTTATTTGCAAAAGCCATTAAATCTTCAAATAATGCTTTAACTTTATAATCTTGAATATCTACAATATCACTTGCAGTTGAGCCACTTGAAGTGAATACGGTTTCAGTAATCAAGTCAGTTACATCTTTATAACCCTTTCTAGGGTTTGTTTTACTTCTTAAGACTTTTTCCCATTCATAAGAATCTTTATAAACTGTAACTAAGTCTTTACCAACTCTACCATATTGGCATTTGATTTTACCATCACTTTGTTCTTCCATGATGTAAACCTTATTACTTTGCGCTGTCAACCCATTATCAACTGATACGTGGATTAATTTAGCATATCTTAAACCGTCTTCTTTAGTGACCATATTTTTAAATGTTTTAACAAATGTAATAAAAATTTTAGAAACCACCAAATGTTTCTTTAGTTTTATTATATAGAATATACTAAAATTTTTCTGGTTTTACAAGTTTTTCTACATATTTATTACTATAAAAACATGATAATTATGATAACAAAAATTAAAAATTGGTTAGTAGCCACAGGATTACAAAACTTCGGTTATGCCGCAGCTGCAATAGGTTCATTCGCTTTAATAGGTGGTGGGTTAGGTACTTTCTTAGCGGGAGGCTTCACAGGATTATTTATCTATTTCAACTATGCAAAAATTAAAGAGTTAATTAACAAAATTGATTAACTTAAAAACAAAATTATGAAATTTAAAAGGCCCACTTTAAGTGGGCCTTTTTATTTTATTAAACCTTTGTTTAATAATCTTAATATATATCTGGAATGTTCTTCAGTCTTCCTTACTGGTCTTACAAGACCATCAGGATATAAATCATCATCTTTAGCATCTCTAGCGACCCCAAATGTCATGTGAAGTCCGAAGTAAGGTCTTCCAAGACCTAATTCAGCTCTAATGTTATGTAAACCATCTCTAGCTTCTTCAGGAACCACTAACCACCAATTAATACCATCTGACCTAACATCTGTTGATAATTCGATTTCAATGGTTTTACCATTCCACTTCTTCTTAACTTCAGCCCATTTATTTGCTTTATCGCCCATATCTCTAAGACTGTCGTTAATAAATGTTACATGAGCTTTTCTAATTGATTCACCTAAAAATAGATGATATCTTTTCTTTATAAACCATCGGTAGTAACCTTTAATATCACCATCAAATTCAACTATAGCAACTTTCTTCCACTTACCTTGATTCCTGTGTTTCTCAGTAATGTTAGGTGGGTCAAATAATATTTTACCTTTTATTTTAAATGATTGCTTCATTTTTCAAAGATACAATAATTATTTGATATGGGCAAATTTTATTTTACATCATCCGCTTTTGACGTATTTATGGTAATTTGGAATTCTTTCCTATCACCATCATCCATTTTTCGCATAATACTCAAACAAGGTTCATAAGTAAATGGATTAAACATCAAAATTTCACCATTTACATCAGCTAAATAATGATTTTCATTTAACCTAACATCATTTTTTATTGCTTCAGCAATAATTCTAACTAAATCTATATTATTCATCATATTTTTATATTAAATCTGATATTTCACCATTATCATCAAAAACTAATAACTGTCTTTTACCATTTCCATGTATTAAACAGTGAGCATATGCGTGGGTACTAACACCCTTACGAGTATAATATTGGTGAACATTACCTGTAAGACCCACAGAGGTCACACCATCCATTATAATTGGTGAATGGTTATGTCCATGTATCATCTTAAAATTAAGTCGCTTATACTGTGTTATACTCCCTCTAGAACCATTTGTACCATGGTCACCATGCATAGCACAGTTGAACCCTCTGATATCTAAATGGTCACCATATTTAAGATATTTAATTTTCTTTCCAGAATATTTCTCATTTAATAGATACCCAAAGATATTACCATATTGTTCTAAATCGATTTCTTGTTGAATCATTGCATGTTTTAGATATGCTGGTGAATTATGTAAATCATTTTTCCAATTCATATCAGTGATATGTCTATCTAAAAATTCATCATGGTTTGATTGAACAATATAAACTTTTTTACCACCACAATCTTTTAATAATTGTTTTGGAAAATTTACAGCTTCATCTATTTCTTCTTGTATGAGATATTTACCACTAGCTATTTTACGCCTTAATACAAATACATCTTTTCTTTCGTGGGGATTAAATCTACCACCATCAAGTAAATCATGTAAAATATGTTTTTTAGGTTTTAAAATCTTACATAACTTTTTAGTTTTCTTGTAGATATTTTCATTCATAACTTCTTTATGAATATCACCCCAAACAATAGCTTCAGTATCTGTATTTTCACTCACCCCTTCTGGTGTTACTTTATAACGTAAATCAATAAATTCACCATCATCAGTAACATAGATGTTTCTAGGAATATGACAAGTTCCATCTTCCTTTAATTCAATGATTGAGAATCCATATGAATGATGAATAGCGGCCTTATCTCCAGCTTTACTTCTAGAGTAATTCTTTCTAGTAATTGAACCAGTGGTACTCATAGTTCTTAGAGCTTTATTTCTAAGTCTAGCTTGTGTCTTGAAGTGGATTCTAAACGCACCCACAATCAAATGACCATCATCGGTTAATGTATCTAAACCACTTAATGGCATAGTAGCTGTTGGTGATACGTGAGTATCGGCAGCTATTGTAGTATCACCGAATTCTAGTTTTTGATAATAAATATTATCCTTAACTTCATCAACCCACCACATATCTTTTTTCTTGTTTTGGTCTTCAGTTGGTGTCGTAGGATTACGATACCTTACTGGAATTACCGCCATGTTAGTTTCCTTACCAAGTTCATTAGTGATAAAGTCTTTATAAACTAACATGGACGCTAATTGCTTTCTGTTAATTGGGGTTTCATTTTGTGCTGAAGTTACCAATAGAACTTTTGTACCTAAAGGTAAATTTCTATCTCTCGCTTCAACCAATTGTGAAGGTAGCCTTGAAGACGGTTTCTGTAGGTCCATCTTGTTTAACCACCAACGTCTGATGGTTCTACCTTCTACACCAAACTTATTACTTAGGATTTCCATTTTCTCTTTATGGTTTAATCCTTCATCATAATAAGTCATTGTGATGTAATCTTTATTCTCATCAGTTAAATCCTTAAATTTAACTTGTTTTACTTTCTGTTTTTCCATGATGTTTTATGCTAATTTTTTTCCTATTAGGAAATCCCTTAGAAATTCGTTTTTGGGACCACCTATAAACTCAACCCATTCAGAACGTTTAATTGCATTTATTTTACCCCATTCCATAAGCTCACCTGTACTTGGCTCATGTGATAAATGTGGTGCTACGTAATCTGGGTAAAGTTTTTTATTAAAAACTCTCTCGAGTTTTTTTATCATAAATCAAATATACTGATTAATTAATAAAAAAACAAGTTATTTAATATTTTATTGCATCAATATACATAAACCTCTCTGTTTTAACAACTCCTTGTAAACAATTGAAACCCATTTTGGTTAATTCTTCATTTAATTTATCTTCATTTCGCTCACCCTTACCTATTGGTTCGCATATGAATAACATACCATACGGTTTAAGTACTCTACAAGCCTCTTTAAGGTAATCTTTATAGTTAGACGTTTTTTTAAATTAAGAATAATTATGTCACCCATTTTAAACTATTGTATTGTGGACCCTGTACATTTTTTATTTTATACCTATTATATTCCACTTTACCACCATTTAATATTTCACCTTTAAATGATTTATCTTTTTTAGATGGGTCTAATTCATTGATATCTACCTTTAATTTAGAGTCACCTACTTTAATAGTTACCGTATCTCCAACACTATATTGGTTATAAAAATCTTGTATATCCATAATTTTGTATTTAATACAATTATACTGAAAATAATTTTAATAACCAAGAAAATATTGACTTATTACGACCATTTTATTATATTTACCAATATGAAACAAGAGAAAACTAAAATATCGGTAGCATTAGATAAAAACCTTCTAAATAAATTAGAGGAAGGTAACTACAATAAATCTAAACTAATCGATTCACTACTTACAGAACACTTCAAAAATAAATTTAAATAAAGTTCGCATTTAGGCGACTTTTACTTTATTTCTAGATATTTATTAATATAAACAAATAAGTATTATGGGGAGGAAAGCATACAAAGAAGAAAATAAGAAAGGTAAATTATCCATTACCATATCATCAGATAATTATCAAAAATTGGTTGGTGATGGAATTAATAAGTCTAAGTTAATCAATTGGTTATTAGACCAGCATTTTAACACTATTAATCATGGAAAGTAAAATATGTAGTAAATGTAAAATAGAAAAATCTACCAATGATTTTCATAAAGATAAAACACATAAAGATGGGTATAGAAGTATTTGTAAATTATGTGTAAAGGAATATCAAAAATCAAGATATGTTAAAGTTATAAAGAATAATTCACCTAAAATTAGTATTAAAGAATATAATAAAGAATATTATTTAAAACATAAAGATAAAATTAAATCAAGAACTAAAAAATATTATAAAGATAATAAAGAAAAAATAAAATTAACTAAAATTAAATATAGACCTAAAAAACGCATTCTAGATAAAATTTATAGGGAAAATAATAAAGAACAAAGAAATTTAAAAGAACGTGAGAGAAGGATTAATGACCTATTATATAGATTGACTACTAATATTAGAAAATTAATTTTAAAATCATTTAAAGATAAAAAGTATTCCAAACAATCTAAAACTTATGAAATACTTGGTTGTACTTATAAAGAATTTAAAAACCATATCGAATCTCAGTGGGAATCATGGATGAATTGGGATAATTATAGTTTATATAATGGTGAAAAAGATTATGGTTGGGAAATGGACCATATAATTCCATTATCTTCAGCTAAAACAGAAAAAGATGTTATTAGATTAAATCATTACTCTAATTTTCAACCCTTATGTTGTTTTACTAATCGTTATATCAAAAAGGATAATCTTATTTATTAATTACGCAAGTTTTTTACCCCTCAAAAATTCCCTTAAAAAGGCATTCTTTTCACCACCGATAAAATCAAGCCATTTGGAATAAGCTTCATCTTTTTCTTTAAACCAAGTAGCAACTTCTGTTGGTGTTGCATCTTCAGATAATGGTTTATCAAATGTGAAATCTTCATATAACTTCTTATCAAAGCACCTCTCGTCAACTAAGAATACTATTGCTGTTAACATTGAGTTTAAATCAGGTTCATTGAATGTTGAAACTCTGACATTATTTTGCTTTAAATCTGCTAGGTGTTGTTGCATAGAACCAACATACATCTCTTGTTTAAAACCATGTGTTACTAAATGACCTTCATTAGAAGTACCACCATTTAATAATATATTTGTTTTCCACTGAAGAAGAAAATTCAAATAGTCTTCATCATCACGATAAATAAGACGATATTCATCATTAGCGTGATTAAATTGGATACCTTGTTGTATAGGAGATAGATTGTATGGCACAAGACCGTACATTCTTAACTCCAAATACTTTTCAGGTTTTTGTGGGGGTGTATTTTCTTTAAAATTTCCAGTACTTAGGAACCCCTTAAATTCTGTATAATTAATTTCTTCTAACATAAACCAATCCTCATCTTGAGTTTTATTTGGTCTAATGTTATTAACTAAACACCAGTTATATGGAGTTTGGTATTTTTCTAAAATGTCGTTACCATCTTCTTGTGTCATTCTTAAATAATTCTTTATTATTTTGCATCCAACTTAAAATAGTTTGTTGTGCTCTGCTATCAATTGGGAAACCACCCATGTATAGAACATCTCTAACTACTTCGAACTCTTGACCTTTCTTAAAAGTTAGTCCGTTTTTTAGTGTTGCATCTTTAATTAATTTGTATACTCCGCTTTTCATAATATTAAGGTTTAACTCAATATAGAACAAATAAACCGAAAATATAGTTAATAAACAAGTTTTTAATAAAAAAAACCCAGAAAAATAAATTTCTGGGTTTATATTGGGGTTTAAGTGACATTTCAAGTTCTTAGGAAACCTGAATCAACAAATATGGTTTATCACATTACTGTGAGTGTCCTTATTAAAGCCCTACTTGTGCGTTAAGTTTACTAAAAAACATTTGTCTTACTCGATTAGATAAATATTTTCCAACATCTTTCATTTCAAGACCATTATCAGCTAAAGTATCACTTTCTTCAGAAACAATATCTGATACAACCCATTTGATGATTTCACCAGTCTTTTTCTGGTCCAATATTCCATCAGGGAAAACAATACCTAAACCTTGTTCAAGTCTATTCTCAGTTGCAGCATATTCAACAAATTCATTAATAGAATTAAGTTTTTCAGTATCAACTTTAGCAAGTGTTTTGTTTTTAGTAACACTATGTTTATCACCCTTAACCTTGAATCTATAATCATGACCGTTTACTTGGGCCACCCAAACAACACCTTCACCAATCCCCTCAAAGCCAAACGCTTTAGCTACTGGACATAACTTCTCAACTTCAGTAGTTATATCAGCTAATTCATTTTGAGCCATCTCAGGTGCGTTAAAATCGATTTCTATATCATAACATAAGAAATCTTCTATGTTATATACCCTATTATCTTTATCCCTTAAGTAATCTGATGGTAAATGATATGCTTCGCTACCATCTTCAGGCACTATCTTAACATCAAAGATGAATAATGACTTCTCGATTTGAGAAACTCCAACGCCTTTTTGGATTGAGCTACCAGCCCATTCACCGAATATAAACACCCCATCGTTAGGATTTAAGTTGGTGTTTACATATCTTACATGCTCAACCAATTCAAGAAATGTCTTTTTATTATCTTCAACGTATCTAGCAAAACCAAAATTATCATTTTCTGGTGTGATTATGTTGGTTCTGGATTGTGCCCAAAGACCATCTTCTTCAGTATGCCCAATACCAGCATTAGAATTATGAACTAATACGCTGTTAGCGAAAAAACAATTTGTTTCATCAACAGAAATATCGTAAGACCTTCTATTTTCTATTTTATTAATTGACTTAAGTTTCATTTTTTTTCTATAAATTTAATTATTTTTTTCTTAATTTTTTCCCTATTTTCATACCAATCATCTTCCCAAACCATAAACACTCGATAACCCTTTCTTTTTAAAAACCAAGTTCGTTTTCTATCTTTTTCCCATTTATCTGAACAAAACATTTTAATTGCTGTGTTATAATAATCCCCATCATATTTTCTAGGGTTACAATGGTATAAATCCCCATTGTATTCAACAACAATTTTTTTATCAATATTACATTCATCAACTTCAAGTTTATCTATTACATGGTGTTGTTTAAATCCGTAATTTTTTAAAAAATCGTGTAATTCATTATGACCTTTAGATGTAAAACCAATTTTAGAATTTTTAAAAATCTTTAAATAATGTTTCAACCTAAATTCTTCATCTGAATTTAATTTATCATGCAATGCCTTATTCGCTCTTGTTACTTGTTTATATTGTTCTTTTTTAGACATAGATTCCCACCTTTCTGTTGAAAATCTACCTACATTGTCATGGTTCAAAGCTGATGCATCACCACCTAATTTAGCGTTTTTAATCCTATTTTTTTTACTTATTTTAGATAAACTTTTTTTACCAATTTCTGAAATAATTTTACCTTCAACAATTTTAGCGCACTCAACACATAAATCTTTATTATATCGCTCAAACCTTTTTTTTGTTTTATCGAACCTTTCGTCATAAATTAAATTACAACTATCACATTCTATTTTATTTATTGGGAATTTAATTTTAGATAAATGTTTAGAGTAGCCCCACCTACCATTAACTAATTCACACCATGTCGTTTTAATCATACTTATTCTTTATTATAAATATGAATAGTTTCATGAAACCAATGCTTAAATGTGTTAAATTTTTATAAATTCATCTTCAGAAGTTAAATCAGACGCTTCAACCCAACCTCTATTTTTGGTATAAAATTTATGGTCTTCAGTACATTTAATAATATTACCATCGTCAAATTCTAATTCCAACCAATTTTTATCAGAATCAAAATTTTGAGTATTAGTAACTATTTTATTTACCATTATATTTTTTTTAGTGTCATAACTTAAAACTGAATCACCAATATTGATTTCACTAATTGAGACTTCTTCCCCGTTACTCAAAGTAACTAAAGTGTCTTTATCAAAACACCCATGTAATTTTACAGTACCCTTAAATTTAATGGTAGGGGATGCTTTAGAAGGGTCATATATCGGGTCACCATTTTCATCTTTCCCAACGTATGAAGCTCTTTGTCTAGCTTCTTTTACTACTTGTCTATATTGCCCTATTTTAGGGAATGCACTATGTTTTTTCATTTTATTATATTTTGTTAAATTTTCTAAGTCGTAATGATATTTACATTCATTAGCAACTCTACTTGGTAATATATAACCCTTTTCCCTACCCTTTTTAGCAATCCCAAAAGATTTACATAACCAATGTTTTAAATATAATCGGATACAAAATTCTGAATAACTATCCGCTGTAATCCAAGTTCCCCTTGAATCTAGGTTATATTTTTCTATAGCAATCTTCAAATCTTTAGAGTAGTTACCATATTTATCATATGCGAGTCCAGCCGCTATTTCTTGAATAGCTTTATGAGAATATGGTGATAACTTATATACCGTATATACATTATCTGAAATTCTATGTCGATATTTTAGTCTACTTCCCATTTATTAAATTTACGTGGTCCATTGGAAAAAAACCAAGATACCTATCTTCACCAGTATTTGGTATTAATTCTATTAGACTCGTATGACCACTGAATTTGCGTGGTGGTTGTTGGGTTGTCCATATCACCACATTATGTTCTTTAGCGATTTCCCTTAACTTTCCATAAAGTTCCATGGCTTTATTGTAATCCATTTCCAACTTTTTGACTTAATCCTTTTGCCATTACTTCAATTTCTTGAGCTGACTGTAAAGAATCGCAAGAATTCTTATCGTCTCTCAACTCAACAACTGATGGGTGTAATGTTGACCAATCACCATCAGAGTTTTGTGATAAACCACAACATCTGATTTCTACTATTGTACCCATAAGGTTATCAGCATTTTCAGTGATATTACTCATCATTTTCTCAGTCATACCAGAAGCATTGGTTCTTAATGTACCGCATGATGATTCTAAATTTATCGTTGAGAATACATTCTCATTCTTAGTCCCTTTATCACCATATTCAAATCCGATAACTCTAAGGTCAATATTCATCTCTAGTTTCATTTTGCACTGTGTTGAAGGTTTTCCATCTTTCCATCCAGCAGTAGGTGCTTTAAGAATTGTACCTTCTTCACCTCTATTTAAAATCTCTTGAAAGTGAGTCATTGCTTCATCATAAGAATATACTTTTTTACGTTCAACTACTGATACTCTCTTACATTCTAAGATAGGAGTCTTTTTAAATAAGAAATCCAAACGATGTCTATACTCAATATCTGATTTTCTTTCGAAATAATTTTCAAGGGTAATTGAATCCCAAACAGTATATCTGATTTTAGATACCGCATCAAAATAGTTACCATGTTTTTTATCAAAAGCAACCAATTTTTTTAATGTATCTTCATCACTTCTATCACCCATTTTACCACGACCTTCAATATCAACGATTGATGCTATGATTCCATTACTTGTATAACGGTCCATTACTGAACCATCTTCATTTATCATTGTTAATTCACCATTTAATACCCCATCAGGGAATTTGGATAATTCTTCTATCAATAATGAATCTTGTGGTATATATGTGGTTTCACCTTGACGTGATTCTAATTCTACTTCACCACCTTGGATTATTGCATTAGCATATCTACCATCCATCTTAACATCACTGTAAGCATATCCAAATTTTTTGAATATATCTCTAGCTAATTTTTCACTAAATGATTTAGCACCTTGATATGGTGTTTTTTCAATTAAATTAGGGATTATCTTATTGATAAATGTAGTCCCTAGACCATTTTTAGGGTCTTTATCTATAATTCTTTCAATAATATAAGCATCATCTGGATGAAGCTTCTCTAACATTAATTGTAAATGTAAAGTAGCTGAATTGCCAGTTAATTTACGTTCACTTAATAATTTAAGGTCTTCTAAAGCATCTTTAAGTGTTAATTTAGAATACCCTAAATATGTATATTCAGGTATTTGTTTAATGAAGAATTTAACTCGTTTAGATTTTATCAAATATAAAACCTCTTTAAGTAATTCATTATCCTTATACTTACGTAAAACATCCATTTTGGCATTATTACCAGAAGTCTCACTAATTTCGTCAAAAATCGCTTTAATTGTCATATTATTTTTTTAATTTATTAACTAACTCGTCAAAGATACGAAAATAATCTCGACTATCAAAATTTTCTTCCTCAATTTTCATAAATTCTTCGTACATCCCATTACATTCTTTAAAATCTACTATTTTTTGATGTTCCTTTAACTGTAACCCAAAATGTAATATCCTCAAAGCATGATACATACTTTTAATTGCACGTTCTTTATCACCATTTTTTGATGCCATACATGAGTAGTGGCGACTATCTGAAGCTTTTCTAATAATAGCTTTAACCAATCGTTTATTATTCCAATTGGTTACCTTAAAAGGCCATTTCTTTAAAACTATTTGAGATTTATCTAAAGATAGACATTCTAATGCAGCAATTTCGTAATTGTTTATTGCATCCAAAAACCCACCCCTAGAATATACAACACCTTGAATACTCCAATCAGCATTTGAAATTGCATTATTCCTAAACGCACCGTTATCTAACATAGCACCTTTCATAACAATGATATAATCACGGTCAGACTTTTCAGTTGCGGTTCCATATACATGAGACCCATAAGGAAATATAGCTAATACATCACCTTCAACACCCAATTCTTCTAATATGTGTTTAGCCATTTCATCTTTCATTACACTATTTCTTTAATTTTTAATAATTCATCTAAATGTTCCCACATTCCATGTGCAGAATGTGGTGTATTTAAAAATAAAGCACCTTTAAATTCTTGATATTCTTTAGCATACATATCAATCTTACCACCATGTTCGATGTTGGCAATTCTATCAGCCAACTTAAGAATTATTGCATCAGGGTTTGAAGCTGTTTTTGGGAGAGTTTTTCTTTTCTTTTCTTTACGGTCTCTACCTAATTCATCTGTAACACAATAAACCATTTCAGCTATTTCATGACCAAAATATCTCTTAACCTTGTTATACGATAAAGCACAATCCTCTATGATGTCATGAAGTGCCGCTGCAATTAACATTTTATTACTTTTGATGTCAAACCTTTTTAAAACTTCAATAACATCGTTAATGTGCTTCATGTAAGGAAATATTTCATCGTAAGATTGACCTCTATGTGCCAATTCAGAGACCAATAAAGCCTCATTAAATAATTTATCTGTATATTCCATAATTTTTTTCTGTATAGGTTTTCATACTATATCACCATTTTTAATTTCCTCACATCTTTTTATAAGTGCGATTTGTTTATCTAATTTTTTATTAATTTCTTCTTTAGTAATCTTACAACTTTCAATATTAAAATCTAACGTAAACCATTCTTCATAATCATCATATTCAACATCTGCCCCCCAAAGCCAATATTTTTTTTTAGTGGCTTTACCTAAGTACTTATAAAATATAGTCTCATAACAAGTGAATATTCCATAGTCACCACAATCAAATTCTTTTATTTCATAAAAAAATGTGTAAC